GATGAGAATGCAACTACATCTGTAGTACAGATGGTCGGCGAGAGTCTCCTCGATGTGAGGGCTCTCGTTGTCCACCGTGCTAAGAAGATTGTAGTTTTTAGAGGGTCCGTGATCACAGATCCCCCTGCACAGCGAGGATGGATTCAGGCGGGTTTAGACCCGTCGAATTTTGTCCCCACTGTCTGGGAGTTGATACCGTGGTCGTTTGTAGCTGATTACTTCTTCAACATTGATGATATAATCAGCGCAAGTACTCTCCATAGTAGGTTGCTGCGTTGGGTAGGGCGAACGACCATAGATGAGATCTCTTTTGAGGTCCAACATCCGATGGTTATGCGCCTCGCTACTAGCAGTTTATTTACTTGGAAAGGATCTGTTTCGAACGGTGGGTATATTGCCACGAAGCGAGTAATCAACAGAGCTCCGTTCACCGGATCCTTGGTGCCAGTCTTGAACTTTACAGTTCCTGGCTTTACATCAAGGAAATGGTTAAACTTAGCCGCGTTGACGAAAGCACATCGTGACCTTGTACCCTTCCATCGTTAGTCACTAGAAGGTTCTATAAGGCTATGCCTTTTTCACCCGCTTCCCCGGTTACCGGGTCTCCTGGTACGGGCCTCACGTCGCCAACGTTTACGTTGACGGCCGACGCGCCTCCTGCTCCGAATGGTAAGCAATGGTACGTGTCCAACCTCGGTGGGACACAACCCGGCGTTACTATTTCGAGCGTGGATAAGCCGTTCACCATATCCGTGTTCAAGCCGTCAGTCTTTAACAGACTGCCGCCCGTGAATCCGGTGACTGGTGTACTGCCGCGCGTTCAACGCAACGTCCATAAGGTTATCACCCGTAAGGGTGCTACACCTTTGTCCGGACAGACTCCGCAGCTCATCCTAATCGAGACCGTTGTTACGATCCCGGCTGGGTGTGAAACTGCAGACTTTCCGGCTTTGGCCGCTGCGATGTCGCTTCATTGTGGCTCGTTACACGAGCAGAGCAACGAATGGGGAGACGCCTTCGCGTCGGGCGCCCTTTAATACGGGCGCTAATCGTGGGTCCTGGCGCATACTTTTCCAGTATGTGTTTGGACTTAGGATACGGCGTAAAGGTATCTTGCTGTTCGTTTTAGGATACTGCTATCTGGTGTTTGTCCTGATCGGCCAATGCCGAATCGACTGGCATCTTATAGCAGCCCTGCTCTAAGCGTCGGTTGCACACTTATGTGCTATTGTGAGGAAGTATGGCCATACAGCCTACCGCTCTTTATGATGCTCTAGTCCAAGACTTACACTTGAGTGGAGTGTCCCAAAAGGACTCTCTGCAAGAGTGTACCTCCTCGTCAGAAGCAGCTTGTTATTTGATTCGTTCGAGCCTCCTCAAGAAATTTGAGGAGTTTGACGACTCGAAGAAGCAAGTAGCTGATAATCTGGCGATAAAAAAGTTCTTAGCGGTAAATGACCGCTGTCGAACTTGGAGGCCTGACCTACGGGAATCGCTCTTCTTGGATTGTTTGATCGGCTACTTCAAAGACGAAGTACACCGGTTCTTTAATCCAGCGAATCGCTTTCCGTTGGTGTCCACTTATGAGGAGATTCTCCAATCTGCTCGTTGTGGGCCTGGTGCCTCTGTTGGGTCTCGGGGGAACGACTTCTATACGAAGATGTTCTCTTCCGACCTCGCATGCACCTCCCGTGTCTTGGAGCTGTCTTACAGCCACTACTTTAAGAACTCACCCCTCTGGGCCGATGCGGAATCTTTCCGCCAGGCCAATGGGTTTCAGTTCACTGTAGTGCCAGGGAACCGTTTGACGACTGTTCCAAAGAACGCTGACATCTCGCGCGTTATCGCAGTTGAACCTTCACTGAACATGTTTGCTCAGTTAGGTTTGGCTGAGATATTAACGAAAAGACTGGCTCGAGTTTTCAATATTGATCTCTCGAGTCAGGCTGACGTTAATCGCGCTCTCGCACGGAAGGGCTCTATAGACAATAGTCTCTGTACTATTGACCTAGAAAGCGCTTCCGATAGTATGCCGTGGAATATGATCAAATGCTACTTTCCAGCCGATATCGTAAGGCTGTTAGGACACATGCGATCGCCACAGTGTACACTTCCTGACGGAAGGCGAGAAACTTTACACATGATATCCACGATGGGTAACGGTTATACGTTTCCATTGCAGACGATTGTGTTTAGTTGTGCCATTTCTGCTTGTATGCGATACATGGGACCACATGGCCCCGTGCCTCGTGCCGGAGAATCCTGGAGCGTTTTTGGGGATGATCTCATTGTACCAACCGAAATGGCTGGTCCATTGGTTCATCTCTTAGAGCACCTGGGATTTACGACTAACAAGCAGAAGTCCTTCTTTGAAGGACCGTTCCGCGAGTCTTGTGGATCTGACTTCTATCGAGGTCAGAACGTCCGTGGTGTTTATGTTAAACACCTTCGGTCCATACAGTCTCGCTGTGCCGTGCTTAATCAGCTTAATCTTTGGTCCGCTAGGACAGGTATCTGGCTGAAAAACTCAGTCAAGTACCTTCTCAAGTCGGTGCAGGGCGCAAGCCTTGTTCCGCCTTGGGACAACGATGACGCTGGTATTAAGGTCCCCTTCTCCTTAGTTAAGCAGTACAGGGTTGATCCTGATGTTCAATCGATATTATATCGACGGTTCGTCAGTCGCCCCAGTAAGCTTGTCTTTGGAGAGGGCTTAATTAAGCATCCTCGAGGAGCTAAACGTAGGATTTTCAATCCTGCGGGTATCTTCCTTGGTATGCTTAACGGCACTATCGTATCTGGAGAGATTAACATCAGGCATGGTGTTACGCTCTACAGAAGTCGTCTCGCGATAGCACCCAATTGGGATCTATCGCCAACGGGGTCAGGCATTGCGCCTGACGTCGAATGGCAGCGCTGGGAGAGCGCTGTTCGCTTGAATCACGG